ATGCAGTTAACTTTAGTACGTCACGGTGAAGCATCTCCAGCAATTAACGGTAATGATACGCAACGCCCATTAACAGTGCGTGGACATCAACAAGCAGAGCAAACAGGACATTTTTTAAAAGATGTCATTCAGCCTGAAATTTTTATTGTTAGTCCGCTATTACGTGCCCAAGAAACTTTGGCACACATCAAGGCTCATTTTCACGGTATTCCTGTTTTAATTTGCGATAAAATTAAACCTGATGATGATGCTAAAGATGCAATTGAATGGTTATCTAAATTACCCTATGAATCTATTGCTGTGGTCTGCCATATGAATGTAGTTGCAAATATCGCAGAGCAATTGACCCATGAGAATTTTAATCCGTTTGCATTAGCAGAAGCACGTATTTATGATCAAGCTGTGATTGCTAATGGTTTATCAACACAAAAGAATCGTTTTATACCAACACTATAATTTATATATCCGCGATAGGATAAGGGTACTGAACACCGATGCTGTATTTATGGATGCCTTTAGCTAAATAAATACAGCATTTCTATCAAATATATTCATTAAAATATAATAAAAACATAATCTTATAGATTTATATTAAGTGACAATCCCAAGCGATAGGCACTTATATTTACATCAAAAACACCACTATTTTTGCTATTTTTTCAGCATTATTGATAGAATTGAAAATTATCTACACCAAATCTGCACCAAGAATGAAGCTACCTAAACCTATAAAACGTGGTGAAACGTATCGCATTACTGTGACTTATGAGAAGCAACGCTACTCATGCACACGTGACACAATAAAAGAATGCGAACAATGGGCAGCAATGAAACTTTTAGAGCTTAAAACTGGAAAGGCTTTAGAAGAAAAAGGCGTAAAACCAAATTTACCCTTCAGAAGTCTTTGTGAGCGATATTACTTAGAAAAAGGTTTAAAGCTAAAATCTAAAGATGGTATTCGAAACAAATTCGACAATATCGATAAGATACTTGGAGTGCTTGCAGAAAAATCCATTTTTGATATTAAGCCAAACGATATAGTCAAATGGAGAAATAAACGAGTTAAAGAAGTGCAGAGCAGTACTGCACTGTACGAGTTTTCTATATTTTCTTCTGTTTTCACATATGCTCAAAAAGAGTTATTTTTAATTGAAAGCAATGTATGGCAATCAGTTGTAAAGCCTGAAAAAGGAAAAAGCAGAAATCAGCGCATTACAGATGAAGATCTAAATAAAATACTTAACCAGGCTAAGTGGGACAATGCAACTACACCTTTTTATGTGAAGCATTATGTATGTTGGGCTTTTTCGTTTGCATTAGAAACCGCAATGAGACAAGGCGAAATCTTAGCAATGAAAAGAGAGGATATAAGAGAAGGTTTTATACATTTACCCATTACTAAAAATGGCGATTCTAGAAATGTTCCTCTATCAGCAGAAGCAAAAAGACTTTTAACTCTTATCCCACTTGAAAATGATCTTCTTTTACCAGTAAATATCAAAACATTTAAAAGAACATGGATAAAAATAAGAGATGCAGCAGGACTAGACCAAATAAACTTTCACGATACACGCCATGAAGCAATTACAAGAATGGTTAGAAATCGGAAATTACCAGTTGAGGTTTTAGCTAAAATCACTGGGCATAAGACAATAGGCGTTCTAATAAATACTTATTACAATCCAAATGCACAGGATTTAGTTGCGATGTTTAATGGTGAGGAGAGCTAATTAGCTCTCTTTCTACCACGTTTGTTGGTTTCTTTTGTTGTTAGTATTTGTCTAGCCAATTCAGGGTTGTACATGTGTTTACCTTCAGTACCTTGATTAATATGCATTAATCGTTCCCGTATAGTCGGTACGCTCAGATTGTACAACTTTGCCAATTCAGCAGCACTGACTAACTCCTGTTTTTCTTGCTCAAGCTTGGTGACGATTGCGCCACCAAGATTTTGACCAAGTAGAATCTGAGGAGGGGTGTCAGACTCTACAGTGATAGTATATTTAAATGCTCCCATTCACCCCTCCGTATCCTCTTTTGGTTCTTTCCGATCTAGTCGCTCAATCTCTGCTATTAATATTGCAGCAGCTCGAACTAAATCCTGTCTTGGGCTTTTCGGATTCCAAAAGTCATCAGCCCACGGCCAAAACTCTGGAACATCATCATCCTGATATGCCTCTGGACCATAATCATTGAAAACCCAACTTCGACCTACTACATGATCAACATAGCCAGATGCAGCTCGTGGTAATTGATTCTGCTCATACAAATCATCAAGATCAGTAGAGTATCCCTTAACATTTATTTGACGCTCACGCTCAGCAAGAACGTCGTTTATTGCTTTAGATAAATTACTCATTTCCACCCCTTGCTGCTTCTACTTCATCTTTTGTGCCAACGAAGAATTTACGTTGTCCACTTTGGTAAATCCAAGCTCCAAATTTAGTTATAGATGGAAGATGAATTGTATGATGCTCATTAATTTTCATGATTTCATCATCTTCAATATGCTGAGCAATAAAAGATAAATCACCCTCTTTTGTAGCAAAGTTTTCGGGTTCTTCGCTATCTTGCCACCAAACTTCAATTTGATCCTTTGGAACCACCACGCAACCTTCGAGTTTTTCTTCAGCACGCTTTGCTGATTCCTGATACATCTTCCAGCCGAAATTCAGCTCATTGCACTTCGTCATTGTGAATAGATCATTTCTGAAATCATTCTTCATGATGTACAAGTTTTCTTTCTCTATATAAGCAAAACGCTCAAAAACTATTGGATTTTGCAGCGCTTCAAAAGCCTTTCTTTCGTCTTGTGTGTTCATTTACTGCTCCAAAAATGTTGTGTCATGCCACCATTCTTTGTTTTTTTGAAGATGCTTGTCGTGATCTTCTTGAGTGCCTTTCCATTCTTCCAGAGTGATTGCATCTGCAATACATTGACCAACAGTGGGAAACGCTTGCAATGCTTCTTTCTTCAACCGATAAACCAACTGTTTTCCAATTTTTTTACTAGGAACAGGATGTAAAAGCTCTGAATCTGGTTCTTCGGGAATATTTACCGACCATAATTTTTCTTTAATCATCACCACACTCCCAAAGTTGCAACCGCCAAAATAAACAAAATTAAAATTCCAAGTTTGAGTTCGATCATGCTGGCACCCCAAATTTGTAGCCTTTCTTATCTAAGATTTCGCAAAGCAAGTCTTGGCAAATCTCAGCGCGTCTAATTATTTGGTTTTCCCGAGTAGCGTCACGCTCCTTGTAAAGCATCGTTACTCGTCTTTCGGGTTGAATATGACCAACTACATGCCAATCAATATTCTCGTATTTCTTGATTAGATACTCAGGTGTATCTACAAGGGTGTAAGCGATAGCAGATCGATTAAGATCACGAAGCAACATGTATGTATCTAATTGCCACTCATATAACTTCTTATCACCAGACTTAATCTCAATTGGGAATGTCTTTTTTGAATAAGCTGATTTGATGTCAATAATGATATCTTCCTCTTGCTCATCTATATCCCATTCACCTGTAAACAATTCGGTTGTAAGCCGTGTCTTATTCTTTACATAAAAGTTGCCAGTCACCTGATTAAGCAGGGCAATGCTCTGATCTTCAACCACCTTGCCTTTTTCAATTTCAGGAGTATTAAGCTCAGGTTTCCAATCTAAAAGTATTTGGCTTGCCATCTCATAAATATGAGAAAGTGCGCCCTCTGGTATGGTGTCTTTGTCAGGGTAAGCCATAAGCTTACCCACACCCGATGCTCTAAACGGGATCATGTTCTAAGACCTCCGTTTTAGCTTTGATGTAATTTAATTGCTCATCTGAAATAATGTAGTAATCAATAATCTGTTGTAGATCGACCTGTTTACTATTGATCTTCTTGATTGCTGCTTCAGCTTGTTTGTCTGTAAGGATAGGGCGGTTGTCAGTTTGAGTTTGAACAACATCTCTAGGTGGTAACCCCATAGAGCCAGTTGAATCAAGCAACTCATCTTCTGTATAAACACCTAAAATCACATCAGGAAAGTGTAGGCGAGCAAGCTTTTTAGTTGCTAAGTAAGCAATTTGCTGTTTTGGATCGTTCACCCAGTTTGGTGAATTACGAACGGCACCCACTTGAGCAAAAGACACATCATGCACACGTGGTTCAGATTCCCCCTTAATGGTTACCCACACACGAACACCAATGTCATGAGCCTTACATTCTTTGCCATTCACTTTTGACCAATCACCATACCATTCAAAATTAGGGCGACCAGTGATAGGAGCGCGTGCAATAATCACGGCATTTACAAGCTGTGCTTCATAACCAAGATTTCCATTAACTAAATGTGTTTTTTGAGCTACAGCAAAAGGGTTCATGCCCCATTGCATTGCTTGCATTGTCACTGCTAAACAGTCGCCTGAATTTCCTTGCAGATGCTTTGGCACAGTGATTACGGCTTTACACATGAAGTCAGCGAAAGCCACCATGTTTTGCATTGCTTGAGGATCAAGAATCAATGCAGATGTTTGAGCGTTAGCTGGTAAAGCTGGTTGAGTTTCTACTAGTGCATTCATTTTTTTAATCCTCAGTATTTGATTGAAACGTTTGGAATTTGGTTGCGAGCAATTGCAGTGATGACCGCTTTTGCTTGACCTTCATCAAGTCCAATTGCGCAAAGCTTGTTTAAGATTTCTTGATTGATAGAGCGCATATGTTCAACATTAGCCAAACGAGCTTCTTCTGCTTTACGTTCAGCTTCTTCTTTAGCTGCTTGTTCACGTTCAATGCGTTGACGCTCCATAACAGCAGCTTGTTGTGCACGTAATTCAGCTTCTTCTTTTTCAGCAATTAAGCGTGCTTCACGTTCAGCAGCTTCACGTTGTTGACGTTCTGCCAATTCAGCTTGTTCTTTTTGCTCACGTTCAAAACGTTGCTTTTCTGCCGGTGCTTTTGCTTCGGCTTCAATACGTGCCTTATCAGCAGCTTCTTTAGCGATACGCTCATCACGTTCACGTTGTTCACGCTCTAATTGTTCTTTGCGTAGACGCTCTAATTCAGCTTGTTCGGCTTCATATTTTTCACGCGCAACAAGGGCAGTGCGTAACTTTTCAAGAGTCTCAAACTTTGCAAGTTTTGCTTCTTGCTCGAATTCTTCAAAAGATGAGTCGATAACTACGCTTTCAATATTTGAAATATATGCAGCGATTTGACTAGAGTGTTGCGTGAATGCTTCGTCAATGTTTTTGATTTTTTCGATTGCATCTTGATGATTCTTCACACGATCTTCTTCTGCCTTTTCCCACGCATCACGCGGTGCAAGAATCTCATCACGCAATTGATCAAACTTTTTAACAATCGCAATTCGATCATCATCAATTAATTTGATTTGAGCCTTTTGTTCAGCAACCAATTCTTTACCGCATTTCTCGATCAACGTTTTTGATTTACTTACTTTCATAGCAAGTGAACCAATCGCATCACGACCTTTTTTAGTTGTCACATCTGGAACGTGTGAGCGAACTTCTTGAGCAATATGTTCAAACAATTCATCTGTGCCACCGCGTTTAGCAAAAGCAGCCACAATCACGTTTTGATCTATAACTTGTAATTCATTAACTTGAGCATTCATCTCTATTCTCCGAGCAAATATCTGCACAATTCCATTGCTTTTTGGATAAATTGCGCAGATTTGTTCTCATTAGGCTGCTAAAACTTTTTCTAATGCTTGCTGATAATCTTTACTGCAAGTCCAAACTCTTTGTGTGCAACCACAATTGCAGCGCCATATATATCCGCCATCACACAACCAACGGGTTTTTGTCTCTGATCCACAAAGTTTGCAAACATGAGTCTCAGACTTGATTAGGCTTTCTAAGTTCACTTGAGCGTTCATTGTTGTGGCTCCAATATTTCAAGAGCCAAAGCCCATGCTTGTTGCTCAGTTTTAGCTGAATTAGCGAAAAAGTATTGACCTTCAAAAACTTGGTAGAATGAATACATTCCCGCACCAATTCGCTTGATATAAAGATTAGGATTGATCGCCAAGCATTTAGATTTAGTACTCATCCCTTAATCCCTCCACGCAAAGCTGCTACAACTTGCTTGATTTCTTCTTCTGTTGACCACCAGTAAGATGGCAATTCATCAGATTCATCAAGAATTATTGAGCAGTATTCTGTTGGTTCTAAGCTGTTTAGAATCCAAATCAATTGACCTTGTTTATAGTTTGTTCCGCAGCAAGGAATCTCAATTCCATTTAAAGTTATGGTGCGTGGTTTTAGGCGGAATTTATAACTACAACCCCTGCTTAAAAACTGATACACCTGACAGTTATCAACAGATACCCATTGCTTGTTTGACTCAATTTGCACTTCCTCACCATCAGCCAAAGCTCGCAATGCATCAGAACCACTAATCAGGCCTTGTTCATGCTCGGTTGGTTGTGGTTTAGGCTTGATCTTTTCCCACATTGCTTGACGCATTTCATGGCGTTGCAATTCATCCCAGCCTTGTTCACGGAATATGAATGATTTCCCATTTGAGTCTTTATAAATCTGATCATCACCTTCGGTTACCCAATTTGCATCACTAACATCATTACGATGCAAAACAACAAGGTCTCGAAGCTGAGGGAGGGTGAGTTCTTGGCAGCCTTGCGTAGTGTAGTAATCCCAATGAGTCAATCTGTCACAACCAATTTTTTTACCAATGGTGTAAACAAGTCCAAAACGGGTACTTTTAGAATCCACATACCCAAGCTGAACGAATAAAGAAATAACCTCTTTATTTTCATCCTCATCATTCACTTTGATTTTGTAGTTATTCATCTCAATCACCTTGATAACGACCAGCAGGGTAGATCGGATTAGCGACGTACCAAGATGGTAAAATATGTTTTGTAGTTACGTTCGATTTAGGTGCTGTTTCATAAATAGGATTCTTGCAGACACCTTTTCCACTTTCCTTGAACCACTTTTCAAATCGTTCAATTGCTGCTTTGGCGTTACTCATGTTTCCCACCAACACGCACTGTCATTTCAACGACTTCGCCTTTTTCAAGCTGTTTTTTCCAAGCTTCGGCTTGAATTTCTTGGTTTGCCTGTTCAGCAGCGCAGCTATGCAACATACCAACGCACACAATCATCAGCACAGTGAAACAGGCCATGAATCCCAGCGTATCAAGCACGATTCGCTTAAATGTCGACTTGACCGAATTAACTTTTGTATCCATAATTACCTCGTTGTGTTGAAGCCCTGCATCCGCCAAGATTGTTCAGGGCTTTTTTGTTGTCTTGATGAGGTAAATATTAACTATGGTTAATTTGTTAGTCAAGTAAAAAGTTAACAGAGGTTAATATTTTTATTAACCATGATTCATGTTTTAATAGACAAAAGAAAACCCACGCTGGGTGGGCTGAATGTTAATAAACGTTAATAATTCTTGATGTACATGATAGCTTTATCTATAATGCATTCATGGACCGGGGATTCCCAGTCGGTAAAAGGCTTTGGTGTAATATCAAGGCCTTTTATTTTATGGAAAGATTTTTATTCCCCATCCATAGTAGTTCAAACCAGTTGCTTTTCTACCACCAGCGCAATAAAGCTTGTGTTCAAGAATATCAAAGGCTCTATTCTTCTGCTGTGGTTGTAATACATGGTTACCAATAGGGCGTGCAACAAGATCCGCAATTTGCAAACCTGTTGAATTAATCTTTTTTGATGCCATTTTGATTTCAAATGGCAGGTTATGTTTTAGGTAGTTGTTTCCATCACAAACCCTTCGAAACTCTAATTCTAAATCCTTATCCTCTTTTATTCCACGTTGCTCAAAAACAATAAACGTTTTTTTATCATGTTGATTTCGCTCTTTTAAATACCTATAAATCCTTTCAAGCCCAAATTCAAGCGCAATGTAATAAGGGTTATTAGGGGTAGTGTATTTTTTTATTAATTCATTTTTTTTAATTACACATGAGACTAAAACAAAATTAGACTCAGAGATGAGCTGGTTAAGATCTGCAAACAATGATTCTTTTTGCTCTTTCGATCCGTAATTAGCAAAATCACCAGTGCTTTTTAAAATCTCTCGCTCATGCAAAACAATAATATCGTGTCCGAAATGCTTAAACTTAAGTTGTTCTAATTTCTCTATCACATTTTTTGTGTAATGTTTTTTATGAAAAATGCAAAATGCTAAAACAAAGACAGGGTATTTCGCATTAATGCCTTTTAAAGTTGGGTCACCACTTTCATCAACATAGACAATATAGTCACTGAATTCCATCAAAACCTCTCTGACTTATTATTTAATTAACTCTTTCTTACTCGTTTGGGGCGAGAACCGCCTAACGGTCTAAATGCATCAATCACCAATCCCACAAGTTCCATACCTTCCTCAAATTCAATGATGTTTGGTTGAAAATTAGGGTTGAGTGCTTGTAAATATTTCCTTTCATCGCTTTCAATCACAAGTTTCTTGAATGTTGCGTCTGAATTACTACGCACAACCACAAGATCTTCCGAGATCAAATCACAAACCTGGTAACTTGGGTTTACAAGGATGTAATCACCATCAGCATAGGTTGGGTAATTACTTACACCTACAACTCTTAGATAAAAACAACCATCTGGATCATCTACGCTTAATGGCGGCAACCATTCATTTATATTTTTAGGATCAATAGCTTCTACTGATGTCATTGTACCTGCCTGCACCCAAGATAATACTGGGATTAGTTTCGAGCTAACTGGAGCAATATTGTTATCAAGTTTTTGTTCGTATTTGCCGCCATACAATAACCAGTCATCACTAACACCTAAGAACTTAGCTATTACTTTTAGGTTGTCTGCTGTTGGGACGCTAACCCCATCCAACCACTTTTTTACAGCCACAGGAGACTTTTTTGTGGCTCTAGCTAAATCCGCTGCTCTTAAATTTTTTTCTTCAAGTTTTTGCTTAATGCGAGCATGTAAAGACATAACAAATATTCCAAAAACATTAACTAATGTTAATACGATCTATTGAAACTATGGTTAACAAGTGGTAAATTTGGTTTATTAACTATAGTTAACTTGGTGTAACCATGAAAATTAGTGACCTTATGACTTACCACGATTGTAAAAATCGGAAAGAGCTGTCTGAAAAAACTGGATATTCAACTGTGACCCTTTGGAAATGGGAACACAACGGCATACCAGCTAGAACTCAAGCAGTCTTGCAAGTCAAAACCAAAGGCAAACTTAAAGCCGATCTACAAGCGTTAAGTGCTTAAAAGGACAAAACAATGAGCCTTGAAAAAAAATCTACGCATGTGCGTTTGTCTCCTGAAAACCATGAGCGAGCAAAAGTACTCGCTGAAATCAAAGGTAAAGACCTTGCTCAATACCTTGCATATTTACTTGAGAAGGAAATAGCAGGTGAGTGGCATGTACTTAATTTACAAGCAAAATCATTTGAGCGCTTGGGATTAGGAGCTTTGATGCGGGATCTCTCTACAGAAGTAATTTTCGGTGAGGGATTGGAAGGGATTAATGGGAATTTAGACAAAGAAAAAGCCTGATGTCGGAAATCAGGCTTCACGTTCAATCGGAGATGAATCTTATGAACTATCAAATATTAGCAGATATTGAACTAAATCGAAAGATTAGTTTGTTTCAAAAAGCGGTTGAGGCTTATGCGCTTAATCGGACGCTCGAAAACTCTATGGCAGTTGCAAAAGCTAAAGCTGACTTGGCTTGTTTTGTGTGGGGTGGCTGATGAGTGCGTTAAAACAAGCTGAGATTATTCCAATCTCAAAAGGTAAGGGCAATATGACAGATAAGTTTGAGGAAGGTCATGTCCGCTCAAGTTGGCAGTACAGACGTGATGTATATCCATTCTTATCTGATGCAGCTCGACATGTCTATTTCATGCTTGAGGGCTATATCAATGGGTTTAATAAAGAATCTGACTATGTTAGCTACTCACAGCTTCAAGAAGAAAAGCGTCATAAAGACAATCCAAAAGCAAGAAAATCAAGCTCAAAAACTGTTAGTAAAGGGCTTGAGGAATTAATTTCATTAGGTGTTATCAGTGTTATTTCTACACATCCGAAATTAGGAAATCAGTACAAAATTAACGAAGTCTCGCTGTCTGACCACTTTACTAAGGAAAGTACTTCACCTAGTACAGCACTTTACCTAGTAAAGCACGAGCACTTTACTAAGGAAAGTACGAGCACTTTACCTAGTAAAGACACAATAGATAATACTTATAGAAATATTTATAGAGAGAGTGACGCTCAACAAAATCCAGTCGATGAAGTTTTAAAAATTTGGCAACCTGATTTACATCAACTCAATTCTTGGATGCAAAGATCAGGATTACCAAAAATCAATCAAGCTCAAGTCGAAGAATTACTACTTGAAATCAATCCTCACTACGAAAGCAAAATTCACACTGGTGCAGTAACACCAAACCAAATGTATTCAAACTTCGTGAAGTGGGTAAAGCGAGATTTCAAACTCACTGAAAAACTATTTAAACAAGCTGCACAAGAAAACACACAAGCTATCAATCCTGAAAGCTTTGAAGCTGACATGGGGGATTGGTAATGAGTCATATCCACAATATCCCAATGGAACAAGCTGTTTTGACAGCGTTGATGACAGTTGCAAACTCATTCGATGTGGTGAGCAATGATCTTGACGAAGAATGCTTCTTCCCGGAGCGTCATAAGCAAATTTTCAAAGCAATTGCAGAATTGGCTAATGAAAACAAACCATATGATTTCGTAATGGTTGAGCAACAACTCAAACAAAAAAACGTAATTCATTTGATGGGTGGTTCTGAATACTTAATTCAAATGAGTAGTGAAGCGCCATCTAGTTTTTACAATCTTGAGTCATACACAGCAGAACTAAACAAATTCAAAGCTCACCGTGAAGTTGAAAAAATGGGTGAGAGTATTACTCAAATATCTCAAGACCTAACCATTCCAGATATTCACATTGCGGCGGAAGCTGTGCTTGATGGAAAGAAAACTGCAAACGATGCTGAGAAGTCTAGTTTTACATTTGAGGAGGCGATCTCACGCGCTACAGATCGCTTAATTCAAAAAGCAGAAGCTAAAGCGAATAAGCAATACACGGGCGTTAAGTTTAATCTAACCCACTTGGACAACTTAGTTGGCTTAATTCAGAAAGGTCATTATTGCGTGATTGGTGGTAGACCAGGTTCAGGTAAATCGACACTGGCTCAAATGGTCGCTATACAAACTGCTGTTCAATACAGTGAAGCCGTTTTGATTATTTCTGCGGAAATGGATGTTGAGACATTTACGAATCGTTGTATCTCCGCTTTAACCTCAATCCCGTATGACAATATTCACAATGCTGAATTATACGATGGCATGTTGGGGCAGTTTGCAGAAGCTCAAAAGCGATTTAATAAATTACCAATTCATATCGAAGATAAGCAAAAACCAACAATTGCAGAAATCCATTCTTATGCACGCAAGGCTAAACGCAAATATAAGCGCCTTGGTTGCATTGTTATTGATTACTTGCAGTTAGTGCGAGACCCAAGCAAGAAAGATCGTTATCAAGAAGTCAGCTCAATTAGCCGTGATTTAAAAGCGTTGGCTAAAGAGTTTAATTGCCCAGTTATTGCCTTGGCTCAGTTAAATCGAGAATCAGAGAAAGGAAAACGCCCTAAAGCTTCTGATCTAAAAGAATCAGGGCAGATCGAACAAGATGCAGATCAAATCATTTTAGCTCACCCAATCCTTAATTCAGATGACGAACTACCAAGCGGCATTACAGAAATCATTGTTGCTAAGAATCGGCATGGTAAGCGCGGTGTAGTGCGTGTTTTAGATCGCCTAGACATTTGTCGCTTCGCAAGTATTCGAGATGAAGTGGGAGGTGCAGCGTGAAACATCCCCTAGATAATCAAACTGTTGATTGGTGTGAAGAAAGCAAAAACCAAAGTTCATTGAAACAGAACTAGGTCGAGAAAAGCTTTGCAAGCACTGCCAAGAATATTGGCCAGTTGATTCTGAATTTTGGTACATGATCAAAGACACATTGAAAGATGGAACAGTTGTTCGTAGACCAGATTCAGCATGCAAGGGCTGTTATGACAAAGTTTATCGACCAAATAGAGCTAAGCGTCAAAACAATAAAAGATCTTTCCATGAGAGAGGTAATGCAGCATGAATCCAACACTTACAGAAATCCGTACGGCATTGCAAAACTTAGCGATAAAGAAAGGGCGACCAGATTATGAATTGTGTTGTGCCAAGCAAGTGAAGTTTGCACTAGAAAATGGTTTAGACCATCACTTAATAGCTGAATTACCTTTTTTTGAAATTAAGCAGAAAGAGCAGGATAAGCCAATTGCGCCAGCAAAAAAAGTTGGACCAATATCTTACCCAACTGAAGCGCAGGCATTGGAAATAGTCATTTGGCTTAAGAACTTCAACGGTTTGTATAAAGATCTAGCAAAAATGGTTGATTGCAGTAGCTCAATGTTAATTCATCTCAAAACTGGTCGAAGTAAATGCACTTTAGCGATGTACAAGAAGTTGACAAAAGCACGAGAAGAATTAGAGGTGGCGGCATGAATAAGAACGTGACTAACCGTTACTCAAGTGGAGAAGGGCGATGAATCAATATCAAATTGAACAGTATGCAGGGATAGATCAGGAAGTTGCTCAGCACATGATGCAAAGCGGAACTAAGAAAGCAAAGCATGCAATGAGCTTATTGTGTATGTGTGTTTCATTAGCAGATAACTGCGCACTTACTTTGCTCAAAGAAGCAGTTTCAGATTGCAAAAAAGAGATGAAGGAGCAAAGCCAATGAACGCGATCAAATTCATTCAGCAGCACGGTGTTGATAAGGCGAGGGAAGTTCTTAGAGGGTCACCAGCACTTGAGTGTTATTTCGCTCCTAAGTATCAGCAATATTTTGTAGATAAGCATGGGTTTGTGTATGTGCTTGGCATGTTTGGTTACTTCACTCCATCGCTGGGTATGACAATTGAAAATCTAATTGAACATGGTTTCCAGATATCAGACCTAAAGCGACTAGTTAATAGCGTCAATGAAATTAATGGTTTTGGCGGTCTTGGCATGGCTAAGCTAATGAATCAGTCAGTCGAAGGTGAGTATTTAGATTTAGAACAAGCCATCGCAGACTACAAATCCATTTATGGAGGCGAGCATGTTTAAGGTCGGGGATAAGGTTGTAACGCCTGATGGGCGTGTACTTAATTATGAGTACACGCTTGAGGATAAAGCTTTTGTTTATGATGATCTTGGATTTCGGTGTGGATTTATTGATGAAACAAGTTTAAGACACGCCACACCCGAAGAAATCGCAGCAGGTCACCGCATTGATAAATGCAAATGCGTAGCGACAAGAACATATGAAAATGGCATGTGCAATAAATGTGGTTTGCATGACATGGGCGACGACTCACACATTGAAAACCATGTGAGTCCGCTTTGCAAAGTGGGGGTGAAGTGATGAGAAGTGAATTTGAGAAACACTATTTAAGTCTAGACTTTTACACAAAAGGATCAGCTCAACTTTGCCTAGATGCTTGCTCATTCGATGAAAAACAAGATGCATATTTGCCGAATATGGATTGGATTTTAGAGAATGATGCAGATGAATGTGTGACTTATTGCTGCATGTTAAATACAGCATATCTATCTTTTAAAAACCAACAATCGAAAGTGGATGAGCTGACACAGTTGCATGCGAAAGAGATATTTAACAAGGAAGTTGTAGCTAATAGAGCAGCAAAATGGATTGTAGATCTTCAAGAGAAGAATGATGAGCTGCAAAAGCGTTGTAATGAACTTGCATTAAGTCAAATGGAGACTGCTTCTCATAATGCAGAGCTGCAAAAGCGGGTGGATGCATTAATAAAACACCTAGATGAAATGGGCGTTAAGTCTTGGGCGGTTTGGGAATCTTCAGCAGAAATGTATGAACAAGGCAGAGCTGATGCATATTGGGTAGCTAAGGACCTGTTAGAGCAAGCGCTCAAGGGTGGTGGTCATGAAGCTTAGAACAAAGCCACAGGAATATGAATCAATACAGTTTGAAGGAATCACAGAAGAACTAGACGATTTTCTAAAAGGTACTGACTCAAAAGTGTATATGCAAGGCGAATGCTTTGTGTTGTCTTGGTTTGTTGGGAATCAGGGTATTGATATAGGCGACTATCTGTATAAGACAGATTCACCATTAACTCTTGTTCATGTCGCACATAACGATAAGTTGTTCAACAAATACTTTGAGGTGCTGCCATGAACACATTGGTAATCATTGTTGGTGCTTCGATTTACATATTGGTTTTGTTCTTGGTCGTAGGTCAATTTGGAAAAACGCATTTTTCCTCAAAGCACACTAAATTGGACAAAGTAAAACCATTATTTTGGCTTTTTATTCTGATCAATATGCTTGTTGGTCCTTTTGTGCTTTTAGGTAAATCTATTGGGGTGATTGGAGGTGTGATTCTATGAACACATGCATTTGTGAAAAATGTGCAAGTGTTAGATTTAGTGCACATGTAATTGAATACAAAAAACATCTGCGTTTTCTTCGTCTTAATAAATTTTACGCAGAAATGAGGAATGAGTTTAGCCAATTGAGATCATGCTTATGAACACAACATCCAAAGAGGCTCAAAACCAAGCAAAGCAACTTAAAAACGCTAAACGTGGAGGATATACGCCAAAAATTGCAAAAGATGCGAATAAGCATCTAAAGCAGAAATTGGTCAAAGTTGAGAAGCATTTAGATGAAATCTTTGATCAAAAATGGGACGAGTGGAAGAAAACAGCAGATATGCACTCTCAAGGTTTTGCTGATGGAATTGAATACGCTCAACAGCAACTACGGGAGCTTCTCAAGTAATGCGGAGAGCAGCAAAGATCGACGTGAATCAAACTGAGATCGTTAAAGCTTTGCGCTCAGTTGGGGCAAGTGTTCAATCCCTTGCTTCAACTGGTAAGGGTTGCCCTGATCTGCTTGTTGGGTTTCGTGGTGTGAATTGGTTGTTAGAAATTAAAGATGGTCAGAAAGTGAAGTCAGCAAGAAAGCTGACAGATGATCAATTGGTTTGGCATGAATCGTGGCGTGGCAAGGTCTACGTGGTTGAGTCTGTAGACCAAGCATTAAATTTATTGAACGGTTGAGAGGTGGGTGATGGATAAAGTAGAGCAGGCATTCATTAATGAGTTCATAGAGTTTTTGAATGCGTTTCAAGATAAGCATGAATGCTTAATCGAAAGTTTGAAACTAGAAGATGATGCAGTCGAAGCTAACATCTTTGAGCGGAAAATAGCGAGGATGTCATGACTACTTATGAAATCACTATGGTCAAGAGGCATCTTTTGAATGGCTACTCAGTAGAAGAAATAGCTAAGAAATTTAATGTGGCTTTATCTGAAATAGCTGTTATAGCAAATAAACAAAATGAAAAAGAATTGCGGAAATTAAGGTCAATCGAAAGAGCAAATAGACCTAAGAAAATTAAAAAAGATATTAATGCACGGTTTAGAGGAATGACGGTATGAATGCGGCAGTAAACACAAAAGTTATGGATTGGTCTAAATACACTTTGGATGAATGGCTTAGTCAATATGGCGCGTTCATATCAATCAACCGGATGCGTGGAGGACATGAGCCTGATGACCTTGGTATTAATCAAATTTATTGGCTTGTGCAACAGAACGCGACAAAGCCAGCACGCAACAACAAGACGATCATCCTCAAGATGACTGATTTTGAGTATGAGCAAGTACAGCGACTACTACGACAAATTCGTTGTTCAATTTCTATCTGTCAGTCAGCAAAGGTGGCTGTTGAGTTGTACATTCAAAAGCAAGTGCGTGGTTTAACATTGGACCAGATGGACAGTGAGTTCATGCTGAGCCGTAGTTCAATTAACAACATGATCACAGCAGGGCGCTGGTATTTAGCAGGGCATGACAAAAGACTTGTCATTTAAATGAGAAACACGTATATTCTGTTATAGTGGACGAAGTTATAGTATTCCACTAAGTATTTAAAAGCTCATCGAAAGATGGGCTTTTTGCTATAATAGATCAATAGAATTAGAGATAATTATTATGTTAGTTCCGATTATTTCAGCAATTGGTTTAGAAAAAGCAGAAGAAATATCAACTTTGGCAAATGAGATAAAGAAGCCATATTTTAGATTTATAAATGGAAATTATTGTATTCATAGCCAAGAAGATGTTGAGCGATATCACGGCTTAATCAAAGCTTGTTATAAAATTGAAGATCTGCAAGAAGCTATTAAGCAATATAAAGCAGAAAATGAACTCTAACTAGAAACAAAATCAAAGCTCACTTTTTGTGGGCTTTTTTGTTGCCTACAGAAATGCAAAAGGAACGCTGTAGACCTTTTTATGCGCCATTCGTCTAATTGGATAAGACATCATAATTCTAGTGTGATTGATACGGGTTCGAATCCTGTATGGCGTGCCAATTAATTTTAAGAACAAAGTAAACGTAGCTAAATGGAGCAACAAAATGCGTATGAGTCGAGTAATGCTAGCAATTGCAACTGGAATGATGGCTTCAAGTATTGGTTCAGCAGTAGAGCATGATCCTGTTCTTGGTGGTGAAGTTTCACCATTCTCATTCAAATCAAAACCAGTGGGCAACAAACAAAACAAAGTCAGTCAAAAGAAGAAACGCCTTTACGCACGTAGATTAAATAAATTTTAGGCAGGTGCTTTATGGACGAAGAAGAACTCAAACAAATTAAAGAAGATTGTCAGCGGTTTAGAGACATTGTTAAGACTGCACTGTGCTTAGTTCCAATGTTCTTTATAGCGTATTTGGTTTGGCGGAATTGGTGATTGTATGGACTTAATCGAAGCAAAACGAAATCTTGAGTCACTGCATCAAGATAAATAAAAATTGGAAAGTCTTAATCATCTCAATTCAACGTTTCAGTTTAAGCAAGCATGTCAGCAACGCATTCACGATATAGATAAGAACATCAACAACATTCAACACAATATTAAACGCTATGCGAGACCGTAATGTTTTGACATTTCTCCTGACATTATTCAACTTAATATTTTTGTATCAAGTTAATATTTAATTGAAATGTAGTGACATTTGCACTGACATTTAGACTTGCTGAAAATTTGGATTCGATATGCGTGATGCAAAGCGACTAGCAGCGATTAGAAAGCTGCCTTGTGTTAAATGCGGAAAACCACCACCCAGTGAAGCATGTCATGCAAATTGGTCTGAGTATGGGAAATCATTAGGTAAAAAGGCATCGGATGAATACACGATAAGCCTATGTAGGGATTGCCACTACTCATTAGATACTTACAAGAATATTAGCCGCGAAGAAGCTAAGGCTTTATTTAGTGAGTTGCTGATAAAGACCAATAAAATGCTCAACCTCAAAAATGACAGAGAGGTGTTTTGATGGAATGGGAAACTGATTTATCAAAAGTTAATTTGAATGACTGGCATATCTGTTATAGCGCCGTAAGTGGAAAGAAATTTAGTGCAATGCCTGTTTTGATTAATGGGGTTGTGAAGTGGCTAATAGATCCGTGGTGTCGAGATACCAAAGACCAATTAATAGTTAATGTTACTCATTTTATGCACTACCCAGCAGATCCCGTAATCTAATTTGTAGAGGCAATCATGGACAAGCATACATTGTTATCCATTGGGATTGGCTTAGTGCTTGGCTTTATGCTTGTTTTGGTTATCGAAAACTTTTGGTTTGTTGTTGGATTTGTTCTATGTGTCTGTGCTTTGAGATGGTTATTTAGTCAATGGTGAGGTGAGCATGAAAATAATAACTTTTGATGCTGAAAAGTGGCTTTATGAGCGTAAAAGTGCATATCCAATGGTTGAGTGTGTAAAAGGAAGCGCCGAAGGGCTTTGGCAATCATTTAATTATCATCCTGAATACAATGGAAAGGTTTTACAGGATGGGGATAAAATCAAATTAGATTGATGGGTGGAACATGAAAAGACCAGTGTTCACTATTCACAATCATGCAGAAATAGCAAAAGTCATAAATTACCTTAATTTGAATCATGCTCAAGCAGCGGTTGAAGGTAAGCCGCTTGTAGTGACGATTAAACCTAAAGAACAAAAGCGCTCTAATGACCAAAACTCACTGTATTGGCATTGGATGACACTTTGGGGAAATCATACAGGGCAGACAAAAGATGAAGCATCAGCTCATTTTAAGTATGTGTGTCTTTCTAAAATATATGAGCGTGATCAAGTAGGCGAATATCCAAAGACATTTGCTACATTGCGCGACTTGAAAAAAGAGAAAAACAAGTCATACGAACAATTAAGAAAGTTTGTCTCTGACAAGATGTCTACTACTGAAGCATCGGTAAAACAATTCACAGAGTATCTAAACGATATTCACATATGGGCATTAGCAAACGATGGTTTCTATTTAGAGAAGCCAGAAGATTTGATGTATGTGTTGGAATATTAAGGGGTGAGATATGTTGAATTTATCCATTAACTCCAATATTCGAGATCAAATCAGACAGGTTAGTGCAGAACATAAAAGACAGATCGCATTTGCATTAGTTAAAACGGTTAATGAGTTGGCTAAGATTGCACAGGAAGAGGAAAAGAAAGGTTTAGCATCGTTCTTTGACAATCCAACGCCGTTCACAGTTAATTCAGTAGCTATTAAATACGCAAAGAAAGGCAATCCAACCGCAACCGTTTATATAAGACCTTTAGCTGCTCGATATATAGCGCCGTATGAATATGGTGGGAAGCAGTTCCTAGGCGCAAAGCCTGCTGATCTTGTGCCTATTTCAGTTGCATCTAACCAGTATGGAAATTTACCTCGTAACACCATTAAGAAGTATTTGAATAGAAAAGATGTGTTCTTGGGCAAGGTTGGTTCGATATATGGACTATGGCAAAGACCTACTGCACAAACAGGAAAGCGTAAGGGTGGTAAGACAGCCAACACTACAGGCAAGCTTAAATTGCTTGTGTCGTTCCATGATCCAGTGAATACAACAAAGCGTCTTAACTTTGGTGCAAGAGCAAACGCCGTAGTGAGTCGCAACATTAAATCAGTATTTGAAAGACAACTTGCTGCTGCAATAGCTTCAGCTAGATAGAGAGAATCATCATGAGTCCATTAACAGTTTTACTTTGGTTGTTGTGTACTTTCCTTTGTACGGTCTTTATTGCTGTACCTATTTTTATTGTTTACATGAATAAACAACGAAAGAAAGCGATTGAAGATTTTAATGCACATCGTAAACAAATGGGATTGAAGCCAGTTGGTCATGGATTTACGAAGGGTCCTTCCCAAGGGGTGTGACAAGGCGGGAAATTGTGCATCGTGCTTTGTGACTAGCTGCGAAATTTTTTGAAGTGGGTAACAGGGTAACGATAACCATGAATCAAGCAGAATTTGCTCGACTCCATGCCGTAAGTAAAAAGACTGTTACGAAGTGGAAAGAAAAAGGGTGGGTTGTCTTAAACGCTGATGGCTCAGTGGATGAAGAACAAAGTAATAAAAATTTAGAACTGTATAGAACAGAAAAAAATACACCTGATAAAGAGATTGATTTCAAAGTTACCCAAGGTAACACGGTAACGGATTATGGTAACGATGGTGAGGGTAACGCTGAAGATTCGTTCGATGAGATGGACAACACGCCTGAAGCTGGTTTGCCTGCAAAAGAAATCAATCGCCGTTTAGCACTAGAAAAACTTAGGGTAGAGCGAGAGCGGGCTAAGGCAGCAAAATATGACACTGATATACGGGAAGGTAGATTACTAATTGCTGAAGAGGTAAGACAGCACGATGCAGAGGTTGGTGCACAACTTCAACGAAAGTTACTTGCTCTACCATCTGAATTGGCTGTTCGATTATCTGCTTTAGATTCTCCTGCTGAAGTCGAATGTTTGCTTAGGGAAGAACTAACACTAGCCTTAAATGAGTTCTTAGATGCCTATGAAATTGAAGATTAGATCTAGTTTAGCTGAAGCATTGAGACCACCACCATTTTTGTCAGTCAGTAAGTGGTCTGAAAAATACATGGTTCTATCTGCTGATTACTCGGCAAGCACTGGTCGATTTAAAGCTTATCCGTATCAAAACGGCATCATGGATGCCATGACAGATCCAAAGAACAAAACAATCACTGTTATGAAGTCTGCACGTGTTGGATATACTCAAATCTTAAATAATGCATTTGGCTATTTTGTGCATTACCAGCCTTCGCCAATTTTGATTGTACAGCCGCGTAACTCTGATGCTGAAGATCATTCAAAAGGTGTACTTGCGCCCATGTTGCGTGATGTGCCTGTTTTATCAAAACTAGGTGGTGATGCTAAAAGTAAGGATTCGAGTCAAACAATCTTGGTGAAGAAGTTCAATAATGGGTCTAGTGTAAAACTTATTGGTGCTGATTCACCTGGTGGATTTCGCCGTGTTACTGTTCGCGTAGTAATGTTCGATGAGATTGACGGCTATCCTGTGGGTGGTGCTGGTGCGGAAGGTGATCAAATATCACTAGGCATTAAGCGTGCTGAAACTTACTGGAATAGCGTCATTATTCTTGGATCAACACCAACGAATAAAGGTGTTAGCCGAATTGAAAAATCATGGCTTAACAGCGATATGCGCCGTTACTTTGTCCCTTGTCCGCATTGCAAAACTTTACAAGTTCTGGAGTGGGGAGGAAGAGAGACATTACACGGTATTAAGTGGAAGCGTAATGATTTAGGTGAGTACATTGAAGATTCTGCTTATTATGCTTGCATTAATGGTTGTGAAATTACCGAAAACCACAAAGAGTGGATGATTCGTAATGGTGAATGGGTAGCGACTGCACCATTTAAAGGGCGTGCAGGTTTTCATATCTGGACAGGATATTCATTACTGCCTAAAGCTGGATGGTCAAGGCTTGTAGAAGAATGGCTAAATGTCCATAAAGATCCATTACAACGCAAAACATTTTATAACCTTGTACTTGGTGAGCCTTATGAAGATCTTGGCGACCATGTATTGCCAGAAAACAAGCTTTTAGATCGTTGTGAAGTTTGGGCGGATGAAGTGCCTGATGGTGTAGGTGTTTTAACTGCTGGTGTTGACTTCCAGTATGACCGTTGTGAGATTGAGGTTGTAGGTTGGGGGCGTTTTGAAGAATCTTGGTCTATTGCTTATGAAACCATTTATGGCGACATAGATGATCCTGCTTATTGGGACAAAATAGATGCCTATCTTTCAAGGCGTTTTCGCCGTGCTGATGGTCGTCCATTTGAAATCGTAGCAGCCTGCTTAGACTCAGGTGGTCAAGAAGGTCATACACAAAAAGTATATGATTTTAGTAAGGCTAGGATTAATCGCCGTATATGGGCGATTAAAGGCGAGTCAGCTAGGAATGGACAACGCTCTCCTGTATGGCCCACTAAGAAACCAACTAGTCGCACTAAAAAATCATTCAGACCAATTATTCTTGGGGTGAATACTGCTAAAGACCAGATCAGACGTAGACTCCATATTGAACAAAGCGGTCCGGGTTATATGCATTTCCCTGTAAGTCGTGATTTGGGATATTTTCAACAACTACTTGCTGAACGTTTGATGACAAAGCAATTGAATGGGCAGACTTTTCGAGTTTGGTCATTACCTGCTGGGCGTGCAAATGAGGCTTTAGATTGCCGTGTTTATGCTTATGCTGCTTTATGTGGATTAATCCATTTTGGATTAAAGCTAAATCAGCGCTGCGAAAATATGGAGAAACAGAATTTTGAGCCAATGCCGCCAAATGTAGTTGAGGATATTGAAACTGAATCATTGCCTGCACCCAAAAACACAGGAACTGTAGAAGTTGTGAGTCTTGCACAGCAAAACAAACCCAAGAAAAAAACCATGGCTGAACGAATGGCTGAAATGAATCAATAACCCTGCTTTGGCGGGGTTTTTTTTGGATAAGCAAAATGTATAACCCAAATAATTCACCGCTTGCAGGTATGACTATTGATCAACTACGAGCAGCCTTAAATGCAGCTCAGAGTGCTTATGTTCAGTTAATGACTGGTGCAAGAGCCGTTGAGCTTTCATATGCACAAGGCGATGGTTCGCGAACTGTTAAGTATGAAAAAGTTGACCAACAAATGTTAGAGCAATTCATTGAAATGCTTAAGCTTCAACTTGGAATGCCAACACAACGTAGACGAGCACTTAAATTTAGATTTACGAGGATTTGAGTATGTCAGTAGAAAAAGACAAATCGGGACCTCGAATTGTAGATATTCATGGACAGCCTATTACCCAAAAGACCAAAGCACTTGCAGGTAATGAGGGTTATGCATCGCCGCCTTATGATGCTGCTGGATTTTCAAGTGAGCACACGGCTGGTTGGACACCTGCACTCTGGTCTCCTGATATTGAGCTAAACATGGGGCGCGACATTGTAGTCGCTCGAACCCGTGATTTAGTTCGTAATGATGGTTGGGCGAATGCCGCAATTACTCGAACTCTTGATAATGTCATTGGTCCTGAATTTAGACCTTTAAGCAAACCAGATTATTACGGATTACAACAAGTCACAGGTATCAAAGGGTTTGACCATAAATGGGCAGAAGAATTTGGTCGTGCTGTAGATGCTCAGTGGCGATTATTTGCAAATGATGTGGGTCGCTATTGTGATGTAGAACGTTGTCTAACTGTTTCGGAAATGTTTTATCTGGCTTATCGACACAAGATCATTGATGGCGATGCACTTGCATACATTAAATGGCAGCCTGAAAAAGTTGGTTATGGAGCTGCATATTATGCAACAGCTATTCAAATAATTGACCCTGATCGATTAAGCAATCCTAACTACCAATACGATAGAAAGTATATGCGTGGTGGTGTTGAGATTGATGAAAATGGCGCGCCAATTGCCTACAACATCCGCAAGGCACATCAAGGCGACTGGTTTAATGCTGCAAAGTCGGTTGAATGGGAGCGTATCCCTAAAGAGACGGAATGGGGTCGACCAATCATTGTGCATGATTTCGATCATGACCGAGCTTCACAGCATCGCGGAATAGGGATTTTAACTTCGGTACTTGAACGATTAAAAATGTTGATTAAATACGAAGGAACTGAGCTGGATGCGGCAATCGTCAATGCAATCTTTGGCGCTTACATCACAAGTCCTTTTGACCAAGAATTTGTAGCTGAAGCGCTTGGTGGTGAGGGACCAGATACTGCTGGTTTGGGGGCATACCAAGAATTTAGGGCGGATTTCCATAAAAATAGTCGTATCAAACTTGGGGGCGTTCGGATGCCTGTCTTGGCACCGGGTGAAAGCATTACTTCAGTATCAGCACAAAGACCAAACTCCAACTTCTCTAGCTTTGAATCTGCCGTACTAAGAAACGTAGCTGCAGGAACAGGGATGAGTGCTCAACAGATCAGCCAAAACTGGTCAGAGGTGAATTACTCATCTTATCGAGCAGCAATGTTAGAAGCTTGGAAAACTTTCAACCGCCGCCGTATGAATTTCGCAACGGGCTTCTGTCAGCCTTTATTTACAGCTTGGCTTGAAGAAGCATTCGAAATCGGAAATTTACCACTACCTAATGGTGCGCCTGATTTTATTCAGTTTAGAAGCTTTTATGGTCGTTGTAAGTGGATGGGTCCGGGTCGTGGTTATGTTGACGATGTGAAAGAAAAACAAGGTGCAATCCTTGGTATGGATGCTGGTCTAACCACATTGGAAAAAGAAGCGGCTCAGTTAGATGGCGCGGATTATCGTGAACTTCTTGATCAACGTGCGAACGAAGTGCGGATGTTCAAAGAGCGTGATTTGCCATTGCCAAAATGGACTGGTCAAGGCGAAGAAGCAAGCCCACCTGCTAAGCAAACAACACAATTACCAGAGGCAGAATAATGAAACGATTCGCGTTTTTGGCACAGCGATTATTCAATGTGCCTCTAGCAATTCATCCCGCCAAAGCTGAAGTTGTAATAGCAGCTTTATCAGAGCGATTAGGGATTAGTCAGATCCAACGCACTGTGATGATGGAAGATGACGATTACGAGTTTTCGTCTCAGTCTCGACCAACACGGCAATTTGGTTATGAAGTGCAAGGTGGTATTGCAATCATTCAAATCGAAGGAACTTTGGTTCAAAAATTGGGATGCCTGAAACCATATAGCGGTATGACTGGATACGATGGTATCCGTCAAAACCTATATGCAGCGCTCAATGATTCTTCTGTTAAAGCAATCGCTTTAGATATTTGTTCGCCTGGTGGTGAAGTATCAGGTTGCTTTGATTTGGTTGATGCGATTTATGCCATTCGAGGCAAGAAACCAATTTGGGGCATCTTAAACGAGTATGCATATTCCGCAGGCTATGCGATTGCAAGCGCTTGTGATTATGTGACTGTTCCTCGCACTGGTGGCGTTGGCTCAATTGGTGTAATCACAATGCATGTTGATATGTCCAAAGCAATTGATAGTGCTGGCTTAAAAGTTACCTTTATCAATTACGGCAAACATAAAACTGATGGTGCACCAGAGTTACCACTGGCACCTGATGCACTTGAACGCTACCAAAAAGAAATTAATTCAATGGGTGAGTTATTCGTCAATACGGTAGCTCGAAATCGCAACTTGGATGCTTCAAAAGTTAAAAACACTGAAGCAATGACATTTATGGGTCAAAGTGGTGTTGATGTGGGATTGGCTGATGCAGTCATGTCACCAGATGCAGCATTTAATGCCCTTTTTGAAAAAGTAAAATCAGGAGAGCTTTAAATGGCTAAGCAACCAACGACTAAAGCAAAAAAGAAAACCATGCAACAAGCAGCGCCTTTTGCAAGTTTAATGGGCATTCATCTTGAAGATCAGCGCAAAGAAGATGAAGAACAAGCTCGCCGCGCTGAACAGGAAAAGGAGTGGGCGAAAAAAGCCGAAACCGATCCTGATCGTGAGCAAATGGAAGATGAATCCGATGAGGACTATGCGGCACGCATGGAAGAACTGGACGAAAAAGAAGAAGCCGAGGGTGAAATCAATGACGCTGGTGATGATGAAACCAACGGGGTTGAAGATGAAAAAGCCAAGGCTATTCGTGCTTCTGAACGTGCCCGTTGTGCTCGAATTATTGCAGAAGGCATCAAAGCCAACAATGTGCATCAAGCTGCGGTATTTGCATTTGATACCAACTTAACTTCTTCGCAAGCCATTTCAGCAATGGCAGCAGCAAAAATGAGTGCTCCAAGTGGCGGCTTAGGTAATCGTATGCAGGGCGTACAAAGTCATAATCTTGGTAGTAATGCAGGAACAAATCCTGTAACAGCTCGAGATAAATCAACAGCACAAGCAAACAGTATTTTAGCTTCTTTGGAAGCAGCTCGTGGCAACGGCAAATAAGGAATAAGACAGATGACAAACTTTGGTAATAATCCGTGGGTTCCGGGTATCGTAACTGATGTCTTTGTACCAGATCAGTTAATTGCTGGTGATTTAAAAATTGTCACTGATACAGTCACAATTGGCGGTTCAGGAGTTTATGAACGTGGAACAGTGATGGGTAAAATCACTGCAACAGGTGTTTGGATTCCTTCTGTTAAAACTGCCACTGATGGCTCAGAAAAACCGCGTGGTGTTCTGGTAGATCAGGTTGATAATTCAGTGACTTCACCACAAACGGGTGGTGTTTATGTTGTGGCTGAATTGAACTTTAATTCACTTATTTATGGATCAAGTTGGGGAACTGCTGGTAGTGCTGCGGCTTTAGCGGCTCTGAAAGTAGGCTTTGAATCAACAAGCATTTTCTTGAAAACACCAATTTCAGCAAATTAAACATTACCTAAATTTAAAAAGGTCCTCTTTTCAGAGGATCTTTTTTTTGGAGAAAATAAATGTCTGGTCAAATGACAGTCTTTACTACTGCAACATTGGTGCAAGTAGTCCCAAACTTAAAACGTGCACAAAAATTCTTACTTGATAAGTTTTTCCCTAACATTGTCGAATCGCAGACTGAAGAAGTCGATATCGACGTTGATATTGGTATGCGCCGTATGGCTCCCTTTGTTTCACCAAAGGTAGAAGGGAAATTGGTTGAGTCTCGTAAATATCAAACCAATCGCTTCAAGCCAGCTTACATCAAAGATAAACGTGCTCCTGATTTATTTAAGCCAGTTCGCCGTCAAATTGGTGAGCGTATCGGCGGTGGTGATTTAACTCCTGAACAGCGCCAACAAGCCAACCTCGCTTTTGAGATGGAAGATCAAATCGATATGATCGACCGTCGACTTGAGTGGATGGCAGCTCAAGCCTTAACTACTGGAACTGTTACAGTCAAAGGTGAAGGCTTTCCAACCCAAGTTATCAACTTTGGACGTGCTGCATCATTAACGGTTACTTTGGCTGGTGCTGCTAAATGGGGTCAGGCAGGTGTTTCACCTTCCGCGGATATTGATAAATGGGCGCATGAAATCCTGAAACAATCAGGTGGTGTTGCAACTGACATTATCTTTACAACAACTGCATGGACCAATTTCATTTTGGATGAGGTGGTTAAAACTGCCATTTGGTATCCAAATAATGGTGGCCAAGGCAATGCTATTAATGTTGGCTCTCAAATCACTCGTGGTGCTGTTTATAAAGGTCGTTGGGGTAACTATGACTTGTGGGTATACAACGATTGGTACATTGATCCAGATGACAACCAAGAATACCCAATGATTACTGACGGCACAGTGATTATGTCAGGTCCTGATTTAATGGGTACTCGTGCATTCGGTTTAATTGTTGATCCTGAATTTAATTATGGGCCTCTGCCATTCGCTCCGAAGATGTGGGTCAATAAAGATCCTGCTCAATTGTATTTATTAATGCAATCAGCGCCGTTGGTTATTCCGTCTCGTGTAAATGCCTGCTTCTCTGCTCGCGTTTGTGATCCAGTATTAACATAAGGAGTAGAAAGCAATGAAATATGCAGTGAGCAATGGCAACACAATTAACTTTGGTGTTGCTAAAAAAGCAGGAACAGAAACAACAGTTGTTCTTAAAACTTACTCATCTGGTGAAATCATTGATTTTGACGATAAGGCTGAAATCAAACGCTTACTTGAAGCGGGTGTTATTCGTCCTTTAGAACATCAGGCTGTGGTTGAAGAAGGCGAATAAAATGAGCGTGGACTGGCAAAGTAAAGTCCTATCTCCGCTAATGGCTGCTTTCGGGCAGCCAATTTCTTATTACCCAGTAAAAGATAAATACCAAAGCAATCATAAATTGACTGGCGTATTTGATGAAGCTTATACCGACATCAATATTGTAGATGGATTAAGTGTGACATCAGTGAGTCCATGTATTGGCATTAATCTCGCGGATTTACCTTTTGCTCCACGCCAAAAAGATCAAATTTTGATTTATGCCTCTTATGGCGCGCCTCTAACCGATACGTTTTATATCGTTAAAAAGGTGATGCCTGATGGTCACGGTGGTTGTCGTTTACTGCTTAATGTTGCACCTAAACCGTGTGACATTACTTCGGAAGATGGGACACAAGATCAATGATTCCTGAATTATCCATGCTTTTCCGCCGTCAAATGCGGATAGCTGTAGTTTCTGCACTGAAAAAAGCAGATTTATGGGTTGATGATGAACCTGTTTCGATTAATTCACCGGGCAATTGGAGTCCGCAACATTTAAAAGATGATTGCGGACTTCCATTAATTTTGGTGAGAACTGGGACAGAAGGGAAAGCTTCAACTATTCGAGCAGGTTTACCACAATTCAACTCATCTGTTTCGATTGAAGTTATGTGTGCTTTGAGTTCAACAACTGCGGAAAAAGCACAGGATGAAATAGAACAGCTTTGGTTTCAAATTGAGAATATTTTGCTCACCGATTATTCAATTATTGGATCTGTTCAAAATGTCTCATCGGTTGATAGTAAGTTAGATATAGATTCATCTGGAAATGATCATGTAGCCGCTATTTCAGCGGCTTTTGTTTATGAAGGATTTGAAGTTTATGACAGTCAATCTTTCGTTAATCATCCTACCGATCCAGAACAGCCTGAACCAGAGTTCCCAGTGCAACCTCAACCAACAGTTGATCTTGATCAAGCAGGCATTCATTTTGATTTGGTCAATGTCGTTGATCAAACAGGTACTTATCCAGATTCACCATTCCCTAACTCAGTAACGTCAGCTCCACGTACGCAAGGACCTGATGGACGTGATGAGGGATACATACAACTCGATTTAGGAGAATGAAAATGTTTGTAGTACCGAAGCAAGGCTACAAAATCCCAGATCCAAGTTTAAGTGACTTTTTACCCGAACAGGGTCGAGAAGTGCAAAAGAGCTCTTATTGGGTTCGCCGTTTACGGGATGGTGACGTTGTAGAAAAAACACCAACTAAGCCTCAAGCGAAAAATAGTGCAAAAAAAGAGGATAACGCATGATTCCTTTCTCTAATGTTCCAAATGATGTCCGTGTTCCTCTGTTTTATGCAGAAGTCGACAATACACAAGCAAATACAGCAACAGCAATTCAGCGTGCTTTAATTATCGGACAAAAAACCGATTTAGGTGTTGCAACGGCAGGCATTCCACAAATTTGTGGTGGTGTGGGTGATGCACAAGCCAAGTACGGTATTAATTCACAATTAGCTGCAATGGTCGCAGCGTATCGTAAAAATGATGATTTTGGTGAAGTATGGTGTTTGCCTTTAGCAGATCCTTTAGATGCGCCAAAAGCAACCAATACAATCACGATTGCAGGAACTCCAACCAAAGGCGGTGTAATTAGTCTTTATGTTGGAGGTGGTGGTTATTGGGGAGACGGTACAGGTTTGTATCAGGTTCCAGTCAATACACTTTCAACCCCTACAACGATTGCAACTGCATTAATCAATATCATTAATACTGACCTAAAAGCGCCAATTACTGCTGAAGCAGGTGAAGGCACAGGGGAAGTTTTGTTAACGGCTGTACACGCAGGTACGGTAGGTAATGAGATTGATGTTCGATTGAATTACTTAGACACATTAGGTGGGCAAACAATCCCTCAAGGTCTAACAGTAACAATTGCAACGCCAACGCTAACGGGTGGTGTAAGTAATCCCTCTCTTACAGATGCAATCGCCAATTTAGGTGATACCAGTTTTGATTTTATTGTATGCCCTTACAAAGACACAGCATCACTTGATGCGCTTGATGCATTTCTAAATATGCAAACAGGTCGTTGGTCTTGGAGCAAGCAGATTTACGGTCATTACTTCGCAGTAAATAGCGGCACATTTGGTGATCAAACCACATTGGGTGCTTCTCGCAATAGTCCATTTGGTAGCATTTTGGGTGTTTATGATTCGCCTACACCATCTTGGTTAATTGCAGCTCAGTATGTGGGTGCAATCGTTCAATCATTAAAAAATGATCCGGGTCGCCCACTTCAAACATTGCCAATTACTGGGATGTTTGCACCTAAGTCCGAAAATCGCTTTGAATTAACTGAGCGAAACAGCTTGTTATTCAGCGGTATTTCAACATTCACCGTTGGTGATGATGGTGCTTGTCGTATTGAAAAAATCATTACGACTTATCAAAAGAATGCGTTTGGTTCACCAGATAATTCATTCCTGAACGTTGAAACCATGTACCTATTGGCTTATATCCTCCGCTTTATGAAAACGCGAGTTACTTCCAAATTTGGTCGAATGAAATTGGCTGCAAATGGGACGAAGTTCGCGCAGGGTTCAGCAATCGTTACGCCGAATATCATTCGTGCTGATGTAATCGCGGCATATCAAGAGCTTGAATTCAATGGTTATGTTCAAGATGCAAAAGGCTTTGCGAAAAGTCTGATCGTAGAACAAAACGCACAGAACAAAAACCGCGTTGATGTCTTATGGCCGGGTACATTGATTAATCAATTAAACATCTTTGCGCTATTAGCTCAATTCAAATTGTAAGAGGGACGTATGGCTAACAATACAAACCGTTTGGCAGGTGTTGCCAATATCTCAGTTGATGGCGTGACTTATTTGCTCAGTGGTGAATTTACCTACTCATCTGCTGATGTCGAACGTAAAACATTGACTGGGCAAGATCAGGTACACGGCTTCTCTGAAATGCCACGAGCGCCGTTTATCTCATGCACATTGCGTGATGCGAGTACATTCACAGTTAAAGATTTTAACTCGATGTCAGATGTCACAATTCACGCTGAATTGGCAAATGGCAAAACAATTACAGGTCGCAATATGTGGACTGTTGACGCTCAGGAAGTAAAAACCCAAGAAAGTACATTTGATGTGCGTTTTGAGGGAATGTCTGGATCAGTAAGCGAGAACTAAAATGTCAAATGAAGAAAACAACCTTGAAGAATTTCAAACACCATATGACTACACACTAATTGTGCCTTTGGTTGGGTCAAATGGTGAAACCATCACAACCATTAATCTTCAAGAGCCGATTATTTCGGAAATTGAAATGATGGCGGAAAATTCCAAAAAGTTTGGATCAATGAAAGCATTTAAGACAATGCTTGCAAATCACACCAAACTTGATGTTGGTACGATCAATAAAATGGGCGCTCGTGATCTTAATGGCATTCAAAAATACTATGACTATTTTTTGGAAGGTCCGACCAGCACGAAATAAAACCGATCATTTTGTTTGTGACTTGGTTTTTTAAGTGGGGTCCACACGAGGCTAAAAGCCTAACCCTGACTGAACTTTTGTATTGGGAAGAAGGGGCGAGAATGCTAAAAGAAGCGGGGGCAGAATGAGACCGATTGAATATACGATCACTGCTGTAGATCGGGCGACACAAGTTATTGATCGAATCAGCAACAGAGTAGAACGGCTAACACAGCCGTTTTCTCGTTTAGAGAGATCAGTAAAAAGATTTGGTGACATTACTGGAATTAATAAACTAGGCAAGGGTATTAGTTGGCTCACAACAAAAATGATGTCTTTGCTTGGTGTTGTATTAAAACTAGGTGCTCCGCTTCTTGCGTTATTTGGTGGTGGTACGATTGCTGGTATTTACCAAATGACAGAGGGATGGGCAAAGCTTGGATCTGTCACTGAACGTACAGCGCAAATCATGGGTGTATCTGCACAGCGGCTTATGAATTGGCGTGGTGTAGGTGATTTGGTCGGCATTGGTGCTGATACCATGACGCAAGGTTTGCAAGGTTTTCAACAGACTTTACAGGATGCGAAGTGGGGGCGTAATCAAGCTGTTTTTGGTATGTTAAAGATGCTCAATATTGATCTCAAACATACAAAAAATGGGGTGATTGATACTGAAGCTGTCTTGTATCAACTTGCTGACCGCATTCAAAAAGTTCAAAAGAAAGATCCAGCAGCAGCTCAAAAACTTGCAGAAAGTTTTGGGGTGACTGAGCTTTTACCTGTTCTGATGAATGGGGGTAAAGCCTTAAGAAGCTATCAAGCTGAAGTTAAGCGTTTGCAAGGTGATATTACACCAGCAATGACTAAACGAGCAGGTGATTTTGCGCTCTCTATCAATAAAATGAAGATTGCCGCAGATAGTACAAAAGCCGCTATTGCTGACAAGCTTATTCCAGTTTTTCAGCCATTGATTGAAAAATGGACAAATTTCCTAACTCTAAATCGAGAAAATATCAGTGACAAAATAGCAAAATTGGCAGAGCGATTAGCTAATTGGCTTGATAAGATTGACTTCGATGCAACAATGGATGGTATCAATAAATTTATCGATGGTTGTGTAAAAATCACAAAATGGGTTGATAAAACTGTTGAGAAATTTGGAGGATGGAAAGAGGTTATTAAGGATGTTGGTATTCTAATTGGTGTCGGTTTTGTTGCCAATATTGGGCTTGCCGTGGCTAGTCTCGTTGGAATGATTGCCAAACTAGGAATTGCTGCAACAAGTGTAGGCGCATTAGGGCAAAGTGTGCTTTCATTTGGTTTGGGATATGGGGTGGGAACAGCTATACGCAACATGTATATGCAAACCCAAACAGGTCAAAAGTTTGATGATTGGTTAGGTGAAAAGATAACCAAAGTATTGGCTTGGGGGGGTAATAAGCAAGCTCAGGAAACACTAGCTCTTAATGAGAAATATGCCAATCCAAGTAATCAAATTCCACCAACACTTGCTAGACCAAATATGGGCACTACAGCAAAAATTGAGGAATTAGCCAATAAAACCTATGGGAATACTTTGTTTGATCGCTTTAAGAAAAGCATCATTAACCAAGAATCAAGTGGTAATTATGGCGCTGTGAATCCTCGAACAGGTGCTTTAGGTTTTGCTCAGATCATGCCGCAGAATCTAATTGGTTGGGGTAGAAACTCTGGTCGTAGAAATCATGGTTGGGACTTTGACGCTCTTGGATATGACATCTCTCCGCAACAATTTTTATCAAGTCCTGAATTACAGCATAAAATTATTGATTTTAAGCTTAAACAGGCATTTGATAAGTATGGTGTGGTTGGTGCCTCTCGTTGGTGGTATTCAAATAATCCTAATTCTTCTAATCGCAGACCGACGCCAAATGAACCTAGCCCTAATGAGTATGCTGAAAAAGTTCTAGAAAGGATGCAGGGTTCATCCCGTGTAAGTTCTCAGGACTACCTCAACAAAGCGCTAGGTGGTATTGGTAATGGTGCTGGAAATGCTCAATCAGCTCCATTAAATGTCAGCGTAAATACAGTAGTTCATCCGAATGGTTCATCAACAACTAAAGTTGCAACACCTCAAGGTGTTAAAATTAGCCGTAATGAACCAGGGAATGGTTATCTAACATAGACTTGAAGTCTATTGACAATAACTTATTAAAAAAATAAAAGTAATGTGAGACTGCATTGCTTTTATTTTTTTTGGATGGGGATATGAAAAGGATAATATTATTGCTTTCTGCTATAAGCATTAGTGTCTCTTATGCAGCAACTATAGAGCGGTATCCATTGGTCGTGGATTCTAAATTATTAGATAAAATTCCGAAAGTTGTAAAAGAAAATAGTGTATGGATAACCAACACTAAACTAGATGATAAAAATAATATTACCGAATTTCAGACTAAATATCTTGATATAGATTCTGGAGTGTCAATATTATATGTAATACCAATGAGCTCAGATATACAAAGCTTTTATAACAATTGGGGTGAACATTACGATGCTTGTAAAATCGAGTTTATTAAATTTGAAATTGATGGCGAAAAATTCAAAGATAATCAAACATTTTTTTCATCTGGGAAAATTTGGAATGAAGATTCTAGGTACTTTGATCTTGGAAAAGGCTTAGAGAAAGACACTAGTGGTAACTATTTTTACATTATTCCACCTAATGCTTTAGACCAGAATTTAGATTCTAACAAAAATTTAAAGATTACCTCCGATTCAACTCAGGACGCATTTATTCCATTCACTAATGCTAAAGCGCAGATTCTGAAAACACAAAATGAATGTATTGAGCATCTACAAACAGAAAAAAAGAAACTTATTTCAAAGATTGCGGCAGAAAAAGCTAAAAGAGAAAAAGAAATAAAACAACGAAATGCTGAGATTGATCGACAAAATGCAGAGGTGCAAAAACGTATAGCAGCACAGATGAAAAAACCAGACGTTCAAATTGGGATGACACGCCAGCAAGTTATAAAGAATACTAGGTGGGGAAGTCCAATGAAGATTAATTCAACAAGAACCAAATATGGCACATCTGAGCAATGGGTTTACTGGGGCTACAAGTATCTATATTTTGAAAATGGAAAACTTGTTGCAATACAAGAGTAGTTGAGAGTGAGAAGTTATTAGTTACCCATTCTCAATTCATTATTATGTAAAAAACACGAATACCATTTTTTAATTGTTCATACCTTAATAGCTTTAAATGAGGATTATCATTAAAAAACTCCCACATATCTATAACAGGAGTTTTGCAATCAGGCTTAATAAAATCTTTTTGTAATGATGTCAAATTGGTTTATCCATGTAAGCGACGTTAGAGTAGAGTTTTAATTTTCCAATTATATTTTTTAAACCATCTTCTTAGATGGTTTTTTATATCATAAATATTTGAATTTTAATAATCCAGCCAAGTGTGAGGTTTTAAAAGTAGTCTATGAGCAATATACCAAAGCCACCCCCGCCGCCACCTGTAACGAGAGTTTGTGGTGATGGAATAATCCCAAAACACCCGAGCAAAGATAAGAGCCTACTTGATTATTATTCATCACTAGTGAGAAAGTAAATGAGTATTTCACTTCCATTTTTTAGAAATTTACAGCCTGCAAAATGGCGCAATTTACCATTTGGTGTCTCATCTATTGCGTTATCTCTTGGTCGTAAAATTGCTGTACATGAATATCCTTATGTAGATGGTGTTTATGCTGAAGATCTTGGTGCTAAAGGTAAAGCTTTCCATGTAATGGGCTTTATTGTTGAAGGTGGCGGTGCTTATGGTGGAAAAGGCACACTCAAACAACAGTTAGAGGAATTTGAAAAGGCGGCTATGCAATGGGGTGATGGTGAATTTATTCATCCAACCTTAGGTGCACGCCCTAAAATGTGTTTACTCAACTTAGAGGTTGAACAGGATCAACAAGGTCGAGTTGCTGCATTAAGATTTACACTTTTAGAAAATAAAGTAAAACCTACGGCAATGGTTGTGCCGAATACTCAAGCTCAAACAATCGCATTAAGTGCTGCTGCAAGGAAAGCAACCTTACTAGAAACCTTAATGATGATTAAAGGCGCAGTCAGAAGTGTTCGAGCTGGGATTTTAAGCGTGGTAAATCGATTCTCCACAACAGTTCGACAAGTCATTTCAACCGCGACAAGTCTATTTTCAATGATTACTGGCTTACCTGGTGAAATTGGTCGATTTATTGGATCTGCAATTCCAAATGATCTAAAAACCAATAAAACAGTGCAGCAGTTGATAGGCTTGGGTTCTGCAAATCGCGTAAATGTCATTAACAAAGTTGATCAACTATCAAACGCATTAGATGACATGGATATTGAAAAGATCGTGAATGGCATATCAGATACAGTTAGTTCAGTTTTTGAGTCTAATCCTGATCCTGTACAAGCACTTAACGCTATGCTCCCATTTGCTAATTCACCTTCAATGCCATCGGGTACAGATGAGGCAACAGGATTTAATTTATTGAATGACCTGATTCGCCGTACAGCGGTTATCTGCATGGCTGAATCAACAGCTAAAAGAGCATACGTTTCTTATGATGATGCTTTAAATACTAGAACAATTGTTTGTCAGTATTTAGATAAAGAACTAAAGATTGCAGGTGATCAAGGATTAGATGACACATACAACGCTTTAATGAATCTGAGAATTTCAGTAGCTCAAGATTTAACGAGACGTGGTGCTGATCTAGCCAAAATTGAGCTAATTACAGCTTCAGCAAGTTTGCCTAGCTTGGTTTGGGCGCAACGACTTTATCAAGATAGTGGGCGCGAAAAAGAACTGGTCAAATCAGCTAATCCAATTCACCCTGCTTTCATGCCAATTAATTTTAGGGCGCTTTCATCATGACAAGTAATGTAGTGACTTTAAAAGTTGATAAGGGTGAAATTCAATATCAAATTACAGGTTGGACGAGACTAAGCATAACTAGAGGAATTGAAAGGATCCCTAATAGTTTTGATTTACATATGTCTGAGAAAGTTCCTGATCTTGATTATATTGAAGTAAGTGAAGGTGATAAGTGTGGAGTTTACATTGGTGACGATTTGGTATTAACGGGTTATATCGACCGCTGGATTCCTATCATTTCTGATAATCAACATATTTTACAAGTAGTGGGTCGTGGTTTATGCCAAGACCTTGTTGATTGCTCAGCAGTCTATAAAGGCATGCAGTTCGTAAATATGACGGCAGAAAGTATTGCTAGATCTTTATGTGAGGATTTTGGAATCACTGTGAATGCTGAAGTTGAAACAAGTTCTGTCACAGTCCAAAACATTAACTTGGGCGAAACACCTGAAGCCATTATTAGTCGTGTGGCGAGAGTTGCACAGGTTCTTTACTATGAAGATGAAAATGGAAATTTAGTATTTAGCCGTGAACGGAATGACACGGTTAAGGGTTCATTAGCTCAGGGCGTAAATGTTGAAAATGCAACTTACGTTAGATCAATGGACCAGCGATATTCACACTATATTGTTGTGATTCCAAGCGCTCAATTAACTCTAGACTCATCAGGTGGTGTTTCTAATATTGGGTATTATGTGGTTAAGGATGATTCAATACCACGATATAGACCGTTATATATTATTCCTGAAGATGGTGATGCTGGCTTTGTAACTGCTGAAAAGAGAGCGATCTGGGAGCGAAATAGGCGCTATGCTCGAAGCAATATGGTTAGGGTTACAGTCACAGATTGGCGTAATGTTGAAGGTAATTTGTATAAACCCAATACACAAATTCAAGTCAATTTACCGAAATTAAAGGTTGTTATGAAAAACTGGCTCATCGGTGAAGTGACATATCGAATTGATGAGACAGGTACACGGTGCGATTTGCTAGTGATGCCAATCGGTGCATATACACCTGAGCCAATTGTTATAAATAAATTACCACTTGATATTGGAGCTGCTTTAGGAGTAGGACAATGATCGAAAAAATGTGGCATGGTCTTAAAAACTTGCTTGGCGTTGGTCGTGGTGTTGTCTCAGACGATTCTGGTGACTTTCAACTTGTGCAAGTTCAGTTTAATTCTAATGAGACTAAGGATGATATTCCACGCTATACCGAGTATGGATTTGATTCATGCCCACCTGATGGCCACAATGCCCTAGTTCAGTTCTTTGGTGGTAATAAGAGTATTGGTGTCGTTGTTGCCACTCAGTACCCTAAAAGTCGGAAAAAGAATCTTAAAAAAGGCGAGGTTTGTATTTCAGATGATCAAGGGCAAGAGATTTATTTAAGTCGGAACGGAATTACCTTAACCGACAAATCAGGTACAGTGATTCAATTAAATGGTGATGGAACAGGGTCAATTAGTAGCTCTGATACTTTCACTATTAATGGTGTTGAGTTTAAAGATGGAATTGTAAAAGCTGCGGACGTTAAAGTTGGTGAAAAATCTGTTGCTGAACATAAGCACAACGACCCAGTAAGCGGACAAACGTCAACCATGATCTAAATCATAAATAACATCTTAGCCCTGCATTAGCGGGGCTTTTTATTGGATGAAATTCAATGGCAGATATTCAAACAGTTTGGGATGTTGCAGGTGGTAAAGGTGAATACGCCATTCAAGATGGTTCACTTAAATCAGGAAAAGATATTGAAACGGCAGTGTTAATCAGTCTGTTTACAGATCGTATTGCAGACATCAATGATGAATTACCTGATGCAACCAACAACACCCGTAATGACCGCCGTGGTTGGTGGGGTGATACAGGGCAGACTTACCCAATTGGATCTCGTTTATATCTTTTAGATCGAAGAAAAGCACCGCTATTTGTTGAAAAAGATGCAGTGAATTATGCAACTGAAGCGCTGCAATGGATGATCGATGACAATGTGGTGGCAAGATTCGATATTCAAGCAAACTTTCTAAAACCAAATCAATTAAGGCTAACCGTTGTTGCTTATCGACAGGACGGAAGCGTAGTCAGCAGTATTGCTAAGGAGCTTTGGTAATGGCCTTTAAAAGAAAAACATTAACTGAATTGGTTCAGCAGTCACTTCAAAATATCACGTCAAGTTTGCCAGAGTCAGACTCACTTTTAAGATTCTCGAACTTGAATATTTTAGGAACTGTTCAAGCTGGTATGAATCATCAGCAGTATGGCTATCTTGATTATATTGCTTTACAAGCCACACCTTACACCGCAACAGATGAATACCTTGCCGCGTGGGGCGCATTACGTGGTGTCTATCAAAAAGCAGCGACTCAAGCCAATGGTCCGGTAGTTTTTAATGCCGTTTTAGGGTCTGTAATTCCTGATGGTACAAAGGTCATTCGTAGTGATGGCAAACAATATACAGTTTTAAGTACCGAACTGGGTACTGGAACTATCACAGCAACGATTCAAGCTGTTGCTGATCCTGATGGTATCAGTGGTGCGGATGGAAATTGTGAATCAGGTACTCAGTTTGCTCTTGGCCAATCAATTTCGGGTGTGAATCCAAACGGCACATCAGGTTTAATTACAGGTGGTGCTGATTTAGAAAGCCAAGAAGAATTTAAAAGCCGTGTCATTTCTGCATACCAAAACACGCCGCAGGGCGGGGCAAAAAATGATTATGAAGAATGGGCGACTGAAGTATCTATAGTCTCAAGAGCATGGTGTGCACCGATAATTTATGGACCTCCTACGGTTGGGGTTTACTTTCTTGTAGAGCCAACAACATCAAATCCATACGGCATCCCACAGGGCACAAATGGTGTTGCTACAGAAGAAGAGCGTGCAGCACCAGCAACAGGCGATCAATTAATAGTAGCTGACTATATTTATCCTAAGCGACCAGTTACAGCATTAGTCCACTTACTTGCTCCGACTATCGAGACAATCGATATGAGCATACAAGGTGTAAAACTTTCAGATCGTCCAGCAGTCACAGTATCAATTGCGCAATCTTTATTAAACAACTCAGCACCAGGAAAAAAAGTTCTAATCGCATCCCTTTGGGCAGCAGTAAATAAAGTGGATGGAACAGAAGATTTTTCGATTTTATCGCCGACTGCTGATGTTGTAGTTGGCGCAGGTGCGATTGCTGTCCTAGGTAACATCACATGGAGCTAGTATGGCTGAATCAAAGTTTACGCTTGCTCAATACACAAGCGCTTTAAAAAACCTTCTCCCTCGTGGTCGTGTATGGTCTCGTGAAAATAGTGGGATACAGCATGGCTTGATTGAGGGACTGGCAAAGTCATTTCAGCAAATGGATGAGGATGCTATTCAATTGTTAGTAGAGGCTTTTCCATCTACCACAACAGATTTGATTAATGAGTGGAATGCAACAGTTGGAATACCTGATCCATGTTTTGGAGCGCCTGAAAACATTGAACAAAACCGCCAATACATTGTAGCTAAGTTAATCGCTGATGGTGGTCAAACGGTCGATTACTACAAATCAATAGCAGCATCACTTGGGCTAATTATCACTATTCGTGAGTTCTCAGCATCAACACCGGGCACAGGGGCACCAGTTGGATTAATCACAAAGCTTGAAGATTGGGCACATACATGGCAAGTGCGTTTAGATATTAATTCTCCCTCTCTCATTGAATTTGCTGGGGACATCGAAGCAATTCAACAATCACAAGTTTACAAAGCTTTGTCATGTTTGTTAGGGCGATATAAGCCAGCACATACCCAATTATATATCAGCGTAGTAGATCCAGTTGAACCTATAGCCAAGGTGTTTGGTTTTGATCTAGACAACAACTTTATATCTGGTTTTGATACCAGTGAATGGAGCAATATCTAATGCCAGTTAATCAATTTTTACCTTTTGCAACTGATGAAGATGCAAATGTAATGAGTCAAACTGACTATGATGCTTTAACAGCTCGTCAGTCAGGCTTTCAGTTGGGTGTTGCTTCATCACAAGAGTTAAATAAAGTTTGGCGACAGGCTTCAATTATATCTACTGCTATTGCTCAGTTTATTTGTGACAATCAAGCGGAAGATGTTTTAGATAATGGTGAAATTCCAACTTTAGTTACTCAACTTGAAACTGCTATTCAGTCATTTTTGGGCGGAAATTCAACATTAGTTTTACCGGGTACAACTGTTCTTTGGTGTGCGCCAGTTGTGCCAGTGGGTTATTTAGAACTTGCAGGACAAGCTATTTCGCGAACTACATATTCAGCCCTGTTTGCATTGTTTGGGACAACTTATGGCGTTGGTGATGGTTCAACTACATTTAATTTGCCAGATTTACGAGGCGAGTTTGTAAGAGGGTGGGATCATGGTCGTAACATTGATGCGGGTCGAACTTTAGGTAGTGCACAAGCTGCAACATCTGTATTTATGGGTGATCCAACAGTTACAGCGGGTCGAGTTGCTAACTTATATAACAATCATGATGATGACCCCCAAACATTAAGAACAGCACTCAATGGTGAAGCAACAACGATTGACTCAACAAATGTAAGTGTTCTATCAAGTGCAGCCGAAACCCCTGATCCAGCGACACCAGCACAAACAACAATGTCAGTACGTCCACGAAACATAGCACTTATGTACATCATCAAAACGTGAGGCGAAGATTATGAATTTTAATAATATTCCCGATCAATTAAGAACGCCGTTATTTTTTGGTGAAGTGTCGATTAATGGAAATACTCCTGTTGTATCTTCAAATACCGACCCAAACCCACCAAATATAAGTTGTGATGGTGCCACGATGTCAATGAGTTTTAGTGCAATTGCTGGAGTTTGGAGTATCTATGTAGATGACTTCGAAACACCAGTCGCCACTGGAAATATTGGTCCTGCATTAAGTCAGGTTTTGACAGCCTATAGTGAAAAATTAATAGGGGATTACGATGGTGTTATGTACATTCAAAGCACAGATACTTCTAATCACCGAATAAAACTAAAACCCATATCTGGCACAAGTTTTACGGCTAATACTGAAGATAATCCTACCTTTATGGAACACGAAGATGGAAGCCTGACATTCTGTTTATCACCCGCGATATGAATATCAGATCTTAAGCCACCGAAAGGTGGTTTTTTATTGCCAAACTTAAAGGTGTTATATGAATGCACTACGCCCAACGATAACCATTGGTGATACTTTTTTTGGCACATGGACCTATGTCGATGATGACGGAAATCCCGTAATTATTACTGATGACATTGAGTTCAGCAGCTCAGTGTCTATTAAAGGAATTAAATATCCAGTTGCTTTATCAATTCTCGATCAAAGTGAGTCACCAGGAGAAATCGAATTTTTGGTACAGACAGATGGATGGTCAAAGGGAATAGCTGAAATGGACATTAAAGCTATCTCAGGAATTTACAAAGGCCATTCTGAAAAATATTGCTTCAATGTAGTTGAGGGGGTTACATGAGTCGTTTTTTATTAAAGTTTCGTGCACTTCCTAATGGTGGTAGCCCTTACGGCACTGTTAACTCAGTAAATGGCAAGACAGGAACAGTTGTACTCACTGCTGAAGATGTGGGGGCTGATTTGCTTGGGTCTGCTCAAGCAGTTCAAGAACAGGTTGATGCTCTTAGTGATGAAGTTGATCTGAAAGCCAATACTAATGACGTAAATTCTGCATTAGCACTTAAAGCCAATAGCGCTGATGTAGATTCTCAATTTACTTCATTATCAAGTGCGGTTTCTGCAAAAGCAAACAAGGTTTATGTAGATCAACAAGATGAATTACTTCAAGATCAGATTGATTTAAAAGCTAATGCCCAGTCTGTAAGCCAAGCTCTGTCACTTAAAGCTGATTTGGTCGATGGTAAAGTTCCTGCATCACAACTACCAAGTTTTGTTGATGATGTGCTTGAAGGTACTTACATCAATCCATCCACGTTTAATGATTTGAATAATCAGCCTTACATTCCTGAATCGGGAAAGATTTATGTAGATACAACATCGAATAAAACTTACCGATGGAGTGGGATGTTCTATGTGGTGATAAGCAGCGGCGGTGTTGCTCTTGGTGAGACATCAGAAACGGCATATCGCGGTGATCGAGGTAAGATTGCATACGATCATAGTCAATCTCAAGGTAATCCGCATAACAGCACAACAAGCGATATCACAGAAGGTACAAGGCTGTATTTCACTGAGCCACGGGTCAGATCTACTGTATTAACAGGCTTAGTTTTACAGAATGTGCCTGTTGTCGATACAGATAACATTGTAACTGCTCACGGAAAGTTCCAAGGGCAGTTAAACAACAAGACTTCTTTGGCTTTAGGCAATACAAGCACAACAGCACTTGCAGGAAATTCGACAACATCAGTTATCGCAGAAGGTACCAACCTTTATTTCACTGAAGCACGAGTACGTGCAACTCCGCTAACTGGGCTTAGTACAGCTACAGGTGGTGTTATCTCAGCAAGTGACACGGTATTGGCTTCACTGGGTAAACTTCAAAATCAGATATCTAGTTCAGGTTCAAGTAGTCCAACTTGGGAAAATATTGCAGCGGTTGGAACTGTGCAAAGCTATGTAACACCAATAAATGTTCAAGTCTCGAAATTTCAAGGCATGTTGTGGATACGTGGGACATTTAACGTCAATACAACAGTCGCAGTTAATAGCGAGTTATTCCGTATTACAGCACAAGCTTATAAGCCTTATTCATACAGTACAGCGGGCTCAGCCCGACTTTTACAAGTCGTAAATGCATGGAATTTGTCTGCAACTGCTGCAAAACAGATTGGATTTTCAGCGCTTGGCAATATCACTAATTCATCACAAGCATCATCAACAGATGTAATTTTTGAGATTAAAGCTGCTGGAATCTCGACAGCAGATGGGACATTAAATATCCCGCCCACAATCATTGGAACATTAGCAATCTAAAAACTAGCCGCCAAAAAAAAGGCGGTTTTCTTTTATCTGGAGAAAAGAGAATGCAGGATCAGGCAGCAAGCAGCGTTGCAGAAATTGCGGCAGGGGTATCTTCTAAAACAACTTATTTAGGTGGCGGTGCAAGCGTATTTGGAATGATAGCGAGCATTGATTGGTTAGCATTGGCAGGTTTCATTATTGCTTTATGTGGATTTCTTTTAAATGCGTACTTTCAAATAAAAAAGAATAGGCGTGAAGAAAAAGAGTCTGAAATGCGTCAGAAGCGAGAACAAGAGATTCATGAACTTGAACTTAAAAGACGAAAAGGTGAATGCAATGTCGAATAAAGTAAAAATCTCAGTCGCACTATTGGCAGCTTCGGCTGCTTTTTTTGTGCCTTTAAAAGTTAAAGAGGGATTCACTGCTAAACCTGTAATTCCAGTTGCAGGTGATCGTCCAACTCAGGGCCATGGTTCCACATTCAAACCAGATGGCACACCAGTAAAAATGTCAGATCCTGCAATTACACGCGAGACCGCCGATAAATGGCTTCGTAATGATGTTTCTAAACGAGAAGTTGCTTTCAAAAATGCATTAAAAGGCGTGAAGTTATCCCAAGCCGAATATGACATTTATCTCGATTTTACATATCAATACGGCACATCAGCTTTTGCAAATTCATCAATGCTTCGCAATTTAAAAGCAGGACAATACAAAGCAGCTTGTGATTCTTTGCTGAAATACAAATTTGTAGCAGGTCGTGATTGCTCTATTCGAAGTAATGGTTGCTATGGAGTTTGGACACGTCAAGTTGAACGTCATAAGAAATGCATTGAGGTGAACTAA